ATCGCTCTGGTCTAGCCGCTGGTCATGGGCATTCAACCATATCTCTGACCCTGACCTGTGGCTAGAATATCAGGTTGTCCCGTATACGTTTGTAAACGGCAATTGGATGATCTACGGCGGGGAGATGCACATTCTCCCCGTCATGGCTTCCACCGAAACCGTCAAATACTGGTACGTCTCGAAAAACATCGTCACGGCAAGCGGCGGCTCCACCAAGCCACTGTTTACCGCTGACGATGACACGTTCGTTCTTGACGAGAAGCTGCTAGAGCTTGGCATGATCTGGCAGTGGCGGGCTAACAAAGGCCTGCCATACGCCGAGGACATGCAGAATTACGAGCGCCAATTTAACCAGCTTGCAAAGCATGATGCGGGCTCTGGTGCTGTCGTTTCCGGCCGTCGTTATCCAAGCAAGACACTTAGGGGGCCGTGGGCATTCCCGCAAACTGTCGGGGGTGTCTAATGGCGTTTCGTCAGCCGGTTAAGCAGAACGTGCGGGCCAATGCTCGCAGTCAGATGGCGCTGCCTGCCATTCGCGGTTGGGTGTCTGCCGAGACGCTTGCAGCGGCACAGCCTGGAGGTGCTCTCAGGCTTGAAAACTGGTTCCCGACAAAGACCGGCGTGCGCCTTCGTGGCGGTTCGCAGAAATATGCGACCATCTCGACTGGTCCCGCCGAGAGAATGTTTAACTACAAATCCGGCTCGACTGAGAAGCTTTTTGCGTCTGACGAGACGAATATCTTCGATATCTCCGCTATTCTCGACCCTGACACAATCCCGACTGCTGACGTGACGGGGCAGACCAGCGGGTATTACAACACAACGCAGATCGCGACGGCTGGCGGCGACTTCCTCACTGTTTGCAATGGCACGGATACGCCACAGTATTTCGACGGGGTGGCGTGGGCTGACCATTCGCTCACGGGATTTGCCACGCCTGCGACACTTAAGTTTCCCTTCGTCTTCGCCAATCGGCTCTGGTTCATCCCTGCCGATAGCCGGTCCGCGTATTATCTTGGCGTTGACAGCATCAACGGGGCGCTAACAGAGTTCTCGCTCAACGGCGTGTTGTCTGATGGCGGCTTTCTGGTCGGCGCATATACGTGGAGCCAAGACAGCGGTTCCGGTCTGGATGACAGCTTTGTTTTTGTGTCGTCAACCGGCGAAACCGTCATATACCAAGGCACAGACCCATCATCCGCAACGACGTGGCAGAAGGTCGGCAACTACCAGATAACCCCGCCCATGGGGCCAAACGGCATTATGCGGGCTGGCGGCGACCTTCTCATAGCAACAGAGGCAGGCATTGTTCCGATCTCCGAAGCGATCAATAAGGACGTTTCCGCCCTATCCCTGGCATCTATTACGGCGGCTATTGAGCCAGACTGGAAAACCGAGGTTGTCGCTCGCAAAACGCTGCCGTGGGAAATCATCAAGTGGCCGACAAACAACATGATGATCGTCAGCCTGCCCGTCGTGAATGAGGGCGTGGACGCGATCTGCTTTGTGAAGAATCTCGAAACTGGCGGGTGGGCAAAATTCACCGGCTGGAACACACGATGCATCGGCCACTATGACGGGTACGGCTATTACGGCACCAATGACGGCTCTATCTACCGCATGGAAGTCGGCGGCAGTGACGACGGCGTGCCGTACATCTGCACATATATCGGCCTTCCAAACCATATGAACACGCCGGGGGTTCACAAGCTGATACACTCGCAACGCTCCATATTCCGCGCCTCAGTGCCGTTCAAGGCCAAGGTGTCGGCGTCTGTTGACTACCGCATTCAGCTTCCGCAGCCGCCAGCATCCGTCGCGGACTATGCAACGTCTGAATGGGACAGCGGCCTATGGGACCAAGCATTTTGGGACAGTGGCGGCACGGTTGATAGTCAAGTCATTTGGGGCAGCGTTGGCCGGTCTGGATTTGTCATCTCGCCACAGGTACAAGTGACGTGCGCAGTAACGCCTTTCCCGCGTGTGGAGCTTATTGCGTCCGATGTGATTTATGAAACGGGCGGGGTTATGGTGTGATCACACACGCATTCGCAAGGGGTATGGAACGCCAGATCCTGGCGAGGTGGGTTGCCGAAATCATATGGCCGGGGGATGGCCGCGACTTCGGTAACTGCCAAGGGCTTGCGGTCATGGAAGATGGAGAGCGAATTTGCGGCGTGATCTACCACAACTACGAACCGAATGCAGGTGTCATTGAGATTTCGGCGGGCTCCACGTCCAAGCGCTGGCTAACCCGCGAAACGCTTCGTGTCATGTTCTCCTACCCGTTTGAGGAGGCGGGGTGTCAGGTTATCGTGATGCGCTGCGATCCTGATGACGCTGCACTGCGAAGAATGCTTTTGGCATATGGGTTTGAGTTGTATGTTTTGCCAAGACTGCGCGGCCGTGATAAACATGAAAACGTGTTCATTCTGACTGATGATGCGTGGGCGTCGAACAAGTTCAACAAGCCTAGAGGTGGTTAACAGTGGGCAAGCCCAAAGCGCCAGCCGCGCCAAACCCTAAAGAGACTAGCGCGGCGTCAACAGGGACGAATATCAGCACGGCTGTAGCCAATGCGTATCTCGGCAATGTTAACGAGACGACGCCTGATGGTCAGACGAAGGTAAGTCAAACTGGTATGCAGTCGATATTCGACCCGTATACCAATAAAACTTACCAGATCCCGACATTTTCTCGCGAAACAACGCTGTCTCCACAGCAGCAGGCTATAAAAAACCAGCAGGATGCAGCCAGCCTTGGCCTGTCCACGCTTGCCAACAAGCAGACGAATTTCCTGCAAAGCTACATGAACAAGCCTTTCGACGGCTCCAACGAGGCGACGGAAGCGCGCCTTATGGAGCTTGGCCGCAAGCGTCTTGACCCCGCTCTAGCACAGCAGGACGAAGCCTTGCGCACGCGCCTTGCCAATCAGGGCATCAAGGCCGGATCGGCGGCATACGACCGCGAGATGACGACGCAGGGCCAGAACCGCAACGACGCATACAATCAGCTTGCGTTGACTGGTCGCGGTCAGGCGTTCCAAGAAGCGCAGGCAACGCGGAATCAGCCTATCAACGAAATCACGGCGCTCATGTCGGGCGGTCAGGTGTCGCAGCCACAGTTCCAAGGCGCGAACATGCCAACCATCCCGACAACGGATGTTGCGGGCCTGATCAACGAGAATTACAATCAGAAGCTTGGCGCGTATAATCAGCAGATGGCAGCGCGTCAGGGCTTGCTTGGCGGCTTGTTCGGCCTTGGCAGTAGCATGATCATGGCTTCCGACCGTCGCGTTAAGAAGGACATTCGCAAGGCTGGCCGCCTGATGGGCCACAACGTCTATGAATACCAGTACAAGGGCAAGTTTGACGACGGTAAGCGCCACGTTGGCGTTATGGCGCAGGAAGTCGAGCGCAAGCGTCCTGATGCTGTTATCAACGCAGCCGATGGTGTCAAGCGCGTCAACTACGGCAAATTGTTCGATCTTGGCGCGGAGGCTGCATAATGGTGGGCTATATCTTCGGCGGCAAAGACATGCCAAAGAGTGCGCAGGAGCTAAAGAGGCTTCGCGCAACCGCTGCCGCATTGGCTCCAAGCCGTACTCCTCAGAACGTAGGCGAGGGGCTAAATGCTATCGGGCAGGCTCTTGCCTATCGCATGATGCTAAGCAAAGCTGACCAAGGCGAGGCCGCTGGCACCAACGCAGCCAATAACGCGTTCACCGCCCTTATGCGTGGCGGCATGGGTGGCGCTGCACCGTCTATGGATGCGGCTCCGAGTGCGGCACCTGTTGCGGCACCTCCTGGCACGATGGCTCCAAATCAACCGCCAGTGCCGGGGCTTAACCGTGCGCCGTCTCCTGCCAATCCTGACGAGTCATATATCCGCAGCGGCCTTGTGCAGCGCGGCCTGCCAGAACACGTTGCAGATGCGTTCGTGGCCAACTTCAAGGACGAAAGCGGCCTTAATCCCGGCATCAACGAGGCTAATCCTGTTGTTCCAGGCTCGCGTGGCGGTTTCGGCCTTTACCAGCTTACCGGACCGCGCCGTAAGGCTTACGAGGCTTACGCGGCAGAGAAGGGCGTTGACCCCGCCAACACGGACGCGCAACTTGACTTTCTGATGACCGAGCTACAGGGGCCTGAGAAAGCGGCGGCACAGAAGATCCTGAGTGCACCGGATACAGGCACGGCAGCGCAGGCAATTGTGAGCAACTTCCTTCGCCCTGCACCGGAACACCGCGAGCGTCGTTCGGCTGCATATGCGGCTCTGTCTGGAGGACCTGTTGAGGTCGCGCAAGCCGCACCACAGCGGCAGGGCATCATGTCGGCGCTCATGGGTGGTCCACAGCCGACAGCAAGCGACATGCCCGCCGACTATTTCCCGCCAGCGCCATCGCAGGGCGGCGGCATTGACATGATGCAGGCGCAGGAATTACTTGGAAACGAGTTCTTGCCACAGGGCAGGCGTGCGGCGCTTGAGGCACTTGTTGCCAGTGAGCAGCAGCGTCAGCAAATGGCGCAAGAGCAGCAGATAAAGCAGTCCGATCCGGCTTATCAGTTGGGCTTGCAGAAGACGCAGCTTGAGTTGCAGCAGATGCAGCAGCCTAAGCCTAAAGCGCGTGTATTGACGGCTGATGAAAAGGCGTCAATGGGCTTGCCCGTTAACATCCCGCTCCAGATGAAGCCTGACGGTACGGTTGATCAAATTGGCGGCGGGGGAGTCACGGTAAACAACGAGGGTACAATTCCGGCTGGGTACAGAGCAGTCAGGGACGCAGAAGGCCGTGTTTTGTCTGTCGAGCCTCTTCCCGGTTCGCCTGCTGCTGCTGAAGTCGCGGCTGCTGACCAGAAGGCAGGCCTCGCCAAGGATATGCGAGAGAACAAAGCCGATGTTGTCACGCAAGATATTGACCGCGCCCTGTCCGTCATGGGGAGTGACGGTATTTTGCCGATAACAGGGGCGGGCGAGATGCTTTCCGGTGTTCCGGGGACGAATGCGAAAAAGCTTTCTGGTCTTCTCGACACTATCAAGGCTAACGTCTCGTTCGACACGCTTAGCCAGATGCGGGCGGCGTCTCCGACAGGTGGCGCTCTTGGTTCCGTGACGGAAAATGAGCTTAAGTTGCTTCAGGCGGCTATCGGCTCTATTGACCAAAGCCAAGACACGGCGACATTGAAGGACAACCTTAATCGCGTCTGGAATCTGTACCAGGACACGGTGCACGGTCCAGGAAAGGGGCCGGAAAGGCGCAAACTAAGCTTTGACGCGCCCGCTCCTGCCGCATCTCAAGACCTAGTTCCAGAGGGCATCGACCCGAAGGACTGGGAGTTTATGGACGAAGGCCAGAGGAAGTTGTTTAGATGAACCTTGAACAGCAAAAAGCACTGGCTATCGCCAAAGCAAAGCGGATGCGGGCCGAAGCTGAAGGCAAGCGCGAGAACACCGGAGAGCGACTAGGCCTCCCGCGCATGACTGCGTCACAGGTCTTTATTGACGAGATGGGATTTGGTCTGCCCGGTAAGGCGTCGGCGGGGATTAATGCGCTGGCGCAGCGCGGCATCGCCATGCTTCCGGGCGAAAGCCAGTATGAAGGAAAATCTGTTGGCGAGCTTTACGATCAAAACAGAGAAGAGTGGAAAGCTGACCGAGAGCAGTACGCAGATGAAAGCCCCGTTGCGAACGCTGCGGCGTCCATCGGCGGGGCTGTATATGGCGGCGGCGCGGCTGGCAATCTCGCCTTAAAGGGTGTGTCGGCAGCGGCTCCAGCCTTGGTCAATCGCCTTGGTGCGTCATACGCAGGAAAGATGCTAGGCGATGCGGCTCTAGGTGCAGGCCAAGGCGCGGCGACAGCATACGGGCATGATGAAAATGTAGGCGTTGGCGCTCTTGTAGGCGGCGCAGCCGGTGGCGTTGCCAGACCTATTATGGACGCGGCAGGCGGGGCGATTCGCGCTGTTGGTGGCCTCATTGGCGTAGGCAACCAAGGAAGAGCGCAGGCAGCTATTGGCGAGGCTCTGGCTAGGTCTGGAAAGACGGTTGACGATGTTGCTGACGACTTGGCAAGGGCGACCGCTGATGGTCAGGATGTTTACACTGTTGCAGATTCGCTTGGCAACTCTGGCCAGCGGATGCTTTCCGGCGTGGTTCGCTCCCCCGGCGATGAGCGACAAGCCGTTGTCGAGGCGTTGCAGCGTCGTCAGGCCGGTCAGGGTCGCCGGTTGCAAGGTGCTCTTGAGGATGGATTTGGTTCCCCACAGACGCAACGGCAGACGGAAGCCGCTCTTGAGGCAATTCGCAAGGCCGACGCTGATGTAAATTACACGGCGGCACGTCAGGCGGCTGGTTCTGTAGACCCTACGGCAGCAATTGCTAAGGCCGATGAGTTTTTGGGGATGGGAGGGAGCTTGCCGCTCACGAACATTGCCGATGACAGTGTTGAAGGAACCGTTCGCCGCGCCAGATCCATGCTGACAGATGGACAGAACATTGTCAGCGACTTCGACACGGCGATGCGCACCAAAATTGAATTGGATAATATGATTGATGGTGCGAAGCCTACGCTTCAGCGCCAGTTGATCCCAATTCGGAACGAACTTGACAGCGCACTTCAGAAAGCATCCGCGCCATATGCCACGGCTCGCGACACGTTCCGCCAGCAGAGCCAAGATCTGGAAGCGGCAAACATCGGCAGGCAGTCGGCCATGTCAGGGCGCGTCGAGGATACGCTAGATACATTCGGAAAGATGGCAAGGCCGGAACAGCAGGCAGCTTTCCGTGCTGGCTATGTTGATCCATACATTGCCGATCTGCAAAAGACGGCTGGCCCGATGACAAACAGGGCTAGGCCGCTGATTACAGACGCGACTAGCGTTGAATTCCCAGCATTTGCGCAACCTGGAAAAGCGCCGCAATTGATGGACCGCATAGGCCGCGAACAACGCATGTTCGAGACGGCCAATGCAGCGCTTGGCGGCTCAAAGACGGCTGACAACATTGCAGACGCAGCCGACGTTGGAGGGTTTGACCCTTCGATGATCGGTGCCTTTGCATCTGGTGGCCTCAAGGGGGCAGCCCTGCAAGCTCTTACAAGGGCCGTGCAGGGCGTCCAGGGGCGCAATTCTCAGACTCGCGATATCATCGCCCGCGCCCTAATGACAAACAGCCCGCAACAGGCTAAAACGTTACTAGATAGTGCGGTCAAGAAAGGGCAGCTTAATTCTGCCGTGCGAAACACGGTTGTACGAGCGCTTATCAGCGGGTCGACTATTGGGACGACAATGGCTCAATGACGCCAGATGTAAAGAGCTACGGACGTGCATAGGATTGGGAATAGCCAAAGGAAAAGATCGGCTGGCTTGGCTGGCCTACCAAATTCCTTTTCTTTTTCCTCTTTCTGACGTTCCCATTCTGGCCATTTCGGCTTGTGTTCGATCTGCATAAAAACCTCTGCGTTGTGGTGATATAGCCATAATGTCACAAAACAGGAGTTACGGCCATACCTCGCAACGGATCAGGAATATACTCAAAGCCAGCCGGGACAACTGCGGTTGCCGATACGCTCATTGAGTCCGCAAAATACAACCAGACAATTGACGATCTCGTTGCGGACGCTAACGAGGCTAGACCGATCACGGCTGGCGGGACGGGTGGCGTCACAGCGATTGCCGGATGCGACAACCTGTCCACCAAGGGTGCGGATATTGCATCGGCCACGACGACAGATATAGGCGCGGCGACTGGGCGTTATATCAACATCACCGGCACGACGACGATTACCGGTCTTGGCACGAAAACGGCTGGCGTCGTGCGTATCTGCACGTTTACAGGCGCTCTGACGCTGACACATAATGCAACGTCGCTTATCCTCCCTGGTGCTGCAAGCATCACGACGGCGGCTGGTGACGTGGCTGTTTTTGTGTCTGAGGGGTCGGGGAATTGGCGCTGCGTTAGCTACACAAAAGCCAATGGCTTGAGCCTTGCGCTAAGTTCCGAACTCTACCGAGGCGTACTAAATGGCCTCACAATGTCCAACAACGCGGTTGACGCGACCAACGACATTGACATTGCAACCGGCTCTGCGGGCAGTGACGGCGCGACACCTGTACTCATGGTTTTGTCGAGCGCTATTACAAAACGCCTAGACGCTGCATGGGCTGTCGGCTCTGGCAATGGCGGCTTGGATACGGGCTCAATCGCCAACACGACTTATCACGTCTGGCTTATTCGTCGGTCTGACACGGGTGTAGTTGATGCTCTGTTTTCAGCGTCGGCCACCTCGCCAACCATGCCGAGCGGATATGACCAAAAACGTCGCATAGGATCTATCCTGCGAGAGAGTGCGGCAATTGTTGCCTTCACGCAGCGAGGCGACAGGTTTATTCGCCCGCAGTCCGTTGACCGCAATTCGACTGCGGCCGTCACTGATACCCTGCTTACGCTCAAAGTCCCAACATCGATCAGCGTCCAGCCGATCATTACGTGCGCCGCCCTGACAACTGCTGTAGCTGGGCAGGCAACTATTTATGTAGGCGACGGCGCAAGCTCTGTTGCTCCGTATCGAGTTTTCATTTTGGGCGATGGTGCAAGCGTTCGCAACGCGGCGACACTTTACGGCGGCGTGTACACAAATGGATCGGCGCAAATCAGATACACCGCAGCGCTTGCCACGACCGCATTCTCATTCAACCTAGTCGAAACATATGGATGGATCGACCGACGCGACAGGGATTAATTTATGACTGACTGCACTTGCGACTACACGCACCCGACCTTGCCGCTTGCCGCTCCGGTTCTTATCACTGACAAACTGTCGCAAGTCCTGACGTTCCGGGACCGTGGCGCGGACCCAACCGGGGCGACCGACGCGACGGACCAGATCCAGGCGGTTATTGAGTACGCAGAGGCGAACGGCGATACACTCTATCCTGAGAGGGGGCTCTACAACATCAGCGACGAGTTGGTTATCTCGTCGTCTGCCCTGGAAATCAGAGGGCGCGGCAAGGCCGACAGCGTCATCAAGTCCAGCGCCGCAAAGCCGATCATTCGGCTTGATCTTGGCACGCAGTCGCAGCCCAACAACCTCAATGACGTGGCCATTACAGGCATGACGCTTGAGCATACTGGTAGCGACACGACGGGACGAACCGGCATTCTTGCGTCAGGTTGGGGGTATTTGAAGGATCTGGAAATCAAGGAAAACCAGATTCTCGGAAACGCATTCGGCATCAGGTTCAACACTGATTGCGTGGTAGCGTCCGGTTCGTACAATATCACGCACATGGCATTTAACGACATAAGGGATAACCGAATTTTCTCCAGCACTGGCGGCATCTGGTTCGACCATGGCCCCGGCAATCACAACATTATTGATGGCAATTACGTTCACATGACGGGTTCCGGCACCACGACCGGCTATCCTATCCGCATGGGTGACGGCGTCATCGGCGTCGGTGATACGCAAATCACAAACAACCAACTGATGCTTGGTCTTGCGGGCATTCGCATTTACGGCCCTGCTGACCCTGCCGAATATAGCCGCCGAATGTTCGTAGTTGGAAACCAGATCGAAGTTGCTGGCGCTCCTCTGCACTTCTCGCGCATGTCGTTCTTTACGGACATTGGCAACACGTCAGCATCTACGTCTGGCAGCATCTTTGACGACTGCAATAACTTCACGTCTTTGCAGCATTCTGACATGAGCACCATGAACGTGCGCCGGTTCAACATCCCGGCAAACGGCACGACGGTTCTCGGATACGTGAAGGCGACACGGCTGGGCGCATCCCTGCCGGGGGCCGGATACACGCTTGAGGTTTCCGTGGGTGGCTATGTTACAGGCGTCACAGCCTTTGCCGCCAACCGGAAATTCGTCGTCCATGTCTCGCATCTTGGCACGATGCAAATCGTATCCGGTGCGCAAATGGAAACCGTCGCCGGTCGCTGCACACTGTCCCTTGTCGCCACGGCAACACCTGGGGTTAGCGAATTGCGTGCAACGCTGTCTGGCAATGGTATCGGGTCCGTAGAGGGCAACGTGCGCATTGACGGCTCATATGTCTACTTCCAGCGCACGACCGCTTGGCACTCTTGAGGATAGGCTAGACAATGACTGAAGTCGCAATCTCATCGTCGTGGATGCCGCCTGCCAAGATGCAGCGAATTATCGTGCACTGGACGGCTGGCGGTCATAAGGCGTCGGAACTCGACAGGGCGCATTACCATATCCTCATCCAAGGCGATGGCTCTCTTGTGCGCGGCATCCCGACAATCGACCTCAATCAAGCCCCGGCCAAAAAGGGATATGCCGCCCATACACTCAATTGCAACACTGGCTCCATTGGTGTTTCCCTGTGCTGCATGGCTGGAGCCGTAGAGAGCCCATTCAACGCGGGCAGCGCACCGATGACAAAGGCACAGTGGGATAAGCTCCCTATCGTGCTGGCGACCTTGTGCGAGCGATACAGCATCACTCCGGGGCCGAAAACCGTGCTGTCTCATGCCGAGGTGCAATCTACCCTTGGCATCAAGCAGCGTGGCAAATGGGATATTGCCCGACTGGCATTTGATAAGACTGTCATCGGGGCCAAAGCTTGCGGTGATATATTCCGCAAGCGCACTGCCGAGCTAATGGACTAACCATCTCAGGAAAAAGGATCAACGAGATGAACACAAACGCAATCCACAACATTCTTAACTTCATCGGGCTTATCGTCGGCGCTCTGATTGCCTACGACTGGACCGCACTTGGCCTGTCTCCGGGTACGGCTGCGACCGTGGCCGGGGGCGTGCTCCTGGCCGACAAGATCATCAAGTTGGCCATGAACGTCATCCGCGATGGCCTTGGAGGCCTGTTTGCCCCTCAGCCGCCTGTCGTGAAATGACGGCCAAGCTGATTATAGCCCTTCTCCTGGCGCTCGTTGATCGGGCGCTAGGGTACTTTACGGCCAAGAAAGCCAAGGAGGCATCGGATGCGCAGCGTGAGAATGACAACGTTGATCGCGGTGGCGCTGCCGGTGTTGCTAAGCGGTTGCGTGACAAACTCGCCAAGCGTTGACCGCGACGTATGCCCATGGCCGACGCCTAAGGCCAAACTTGAAGTTATTTCTGATTATCTTGATCGCGCACCAACAGATAAAGGTCTCGACACACTGGCAACGGAGTGGGAAAGACTGGATAATGGTGCTACCATCTGTCGAAGCAAATAAGGGATTATGCCAATGGCTACCAAACAAGATCACGTATCAGCAGCAGCCGACACATACGCAGAGATTGAAATTGCGCTCGAAGCCGTCAAGCCGCTGATTGACCGCCTGCACCGCCAGATTGGCGATTGCGTAGAGGCTGGCGTCGGCAAGGCGGCTGAAGGCATCCGCATCCGCAATGGGCTGGAGAACGTCAGGGGTCAAGTGTCCGGCGCTCTGGAAAAGACACTGTCACTCCATGCCAAGTGCACGGCAATCGCCGTCCGTGAAGGCTGCGATGTTCCGCCGAATCTGGCTATTGATGGTGGCATCACCGTCCAAGGCGGCACGGGGCGATAACATGTGGGCAGCGCTGCTAGGATTCGGCGTCGTAGTGGCGCTTTTCACATCCCTCCCGCTCAAGCGTGCTCGCTATTGGGTGCTGCTTATTGCCGCTGGCTACTTCATCCCGCGCTATTGGGACATAGCCGGTTTTGGCAAGATCTACATGCTCAATCTGATCATGGATGCGACAATCTGCCTCATCATTGACAGGTATGCTCAAAAGGCTTGGGAGGTTCGTCTCTTTAACGTTTTCAGGGGTTCGGCTGCGACCTCCGTTCTGTTTTGCGCGGGCCACATCCTGCTGTCGTATTTTAGTACCCCCTCAACCTTTATGGGTTATTATTTCGAAGCTTATGGTATGTTGCTCGAAGCATTTAACTGGACCGCGCTTGCGATCATAACGCTAGAAGGGTGGCCCGAAACCCATGGACGCCTTACTGCTGCTTTTCGTGGGCGTCCTCATCGTCAGACAGCTAGGGCAACTTTACGTGCGCCTAGAGCGTCGAATTCGTGGCAGCGTAGATGAGCATAGAACACCTGGGGATCGTCCCTAAGCTTGTCGGCGCTCTTGCCGGGGCAATGCTTTCAATCCTGTTTATTGAGCCGCGCAACAAACGAGAAGGTGCGCGGCGCTTTTTTGGGTCTTTGATCGCTGGCCCTCTTATTTCCGCCTTGGTACTGCATCAGACGGAATGGCCTGTTACGTGGGAGTTTATCGCCCTGTCATCCTGTATCGCCGCTTTCCTGTCGTTCCCGGTTATGAAGACAGGGTATCGGGTCGCTCAGGCATGGGTGGAGAAGAAGGCGGAGTAGTGTCGTCGTCTAGCATCTCAGCATACCACGCATAATACGTCTGTGTTGCCGCGTGTGACGTAGAGAACGCCGGAGCCGTAAACCGCAACCGCGTCACAGGCAATATGCCGATTGCCTCTCCTGTCGAGTGTCGCCGGACAAGAATGCGGTCGCCGCGTTGTTCATAGGTTACATCGCTGTCTGTCACGTCACGATCTCCCATACTATCCAGCCGATGATAGCCCAACCGGCAAGCCCTGCAAGTCCCGCGATAAGCCACCAACGGCAGCCCGTCGCGTCTAGCCCGTCCGTGTCTTCGTATTCCGTGCCAACCAAGCGGGCGTGGTCATCTGGGGTCATTGTCTGGGCTCCTCCTGTCCCATCAGATAAAAACACACTAGCGCCGCAACGATGGTCGGGGCAAGCCAAAATAGGTGCTCGGTCATTTGGTGGGCTCCTTTAGGGCGCGGATGGCGGCGACGGCCTGCTTCGGGCAATAGCCCACATGGCTGGCTAGGCACCGTTCATTGCAATTGCAGTCGATGCGTAGTGCAGCCTCCTCCAGCGCCCGTTTCCTCTCGTCGGCGAGGGCGGTGCGTAGGGCCTGTACATATTGCGTCAGATCCCATTCAGCGCCTTCCGCAGTTCCGGCAGCGTCGTCGTAGTTTCGGCCTTCCTTGCCCTGCTGATAGGCGGCGTTCCAGTACTTCTCCAGCAGTTCGGAAAATCGCGGGTCACTCATTCGCCAGCCTCCTTTATGAATGCGCGGGCCTGTTCCCCCATGATGGTTGCGGACTTCGTTAGCTTTTCGGCGTTGTCTCTTTCTCCGTCTGCTGCAAAGTAAATCGCCGCTCCGTTCATCATCTTCTCGCAAGCAATGGCAATCCTCGCCAGCTTCACCGCATCCTTCAGCTTCTGCTCTGCGGCATTGGCGCGGGCTTCATTTTCGAGCGCCCGCTTTTCTGCGGCTTCTGCGCGTTTCCGTTCTCTGCCTATTGCGTCCTGAGCCTCTGCTGTCATCTTGTCGATGTACGCTTTGAGGTTCTGGATCTCGACGCTCTTTGCCGAGGACACCTCAGCGTGATTGAGCATGATCCTGTGATTGCTGTCAGCCCTGAACGTCTGCTTGCGGTTCTCCCCCTGCAATGCGGTGACGGCTGAGGCGTGATGCGTCTTCATCGTGGCAATCATCTCGTCGCCCTTGTAGAGCCACGCATAGCTTGCCTCACCCTCGGGGCCGTGCTGGATCTCGTAGCGGTACGCCACCGGCTTCGGCTCGTGCTCACTCATGGCCGTTGGTCTCCGTGGTGGCCGTCATTGGTTGGGGCGATGGTATCCAAGCATACAGGTATGCCCGAATGGCGTATCCAAGGGGTCCGTCGCCAGCCTCTGGTTCTTCAGTCGGCGTTGGGCCTGACATATCGTGGAATTTGCGATCGTAGGCTTGACGGGCAAATGAAAGGGCTCGGATATCGAGATCAATTTCGCCAAGCGAAGGATTTTCTCCTGTGACTTCGCGAGCCGTCCTTATTACGTATGTAATTACCTCATCTGCACAAAGCAGAGGGTCGGCATACGCATTGGGGCCACCAATTAAGCTGGCCACTTTCTGCCGGTCTAGCTGGGACAATAGGTCTTGCAGTCCACCTTGCTCTGAGCAGTCTGGGGTGGCGTACTTTCTCTCAAGAAAAGACTTTGTGCGACTGACCACGGAAATGTCTTCTATAGCTGAGACGGCAGACTGAGCATATCTGAGATAGCGCTTCCTCTGGCCGGGATGCTCATCGTCTAGGGCGTCGTCGTCCCATCCCCAAATGTTCCCCATTCCCTTGTGTGCGTCCTCATAGATACGTCTAGCCACCGCTTCCACGTCGGCTCCCGACCACGCCACATGAATTTCGGGCGCTGGGGCATCCTTCACCTGTGGCGCAACGGCGAGGGCGGCGGTGAGTACTTTAGAAACCATGCTCACGCCGTCATCCTTAGCTCGCGGAGGCCAGTTGACAAAACCTTCTCCGTATGCCGCTATGCAGCCCGCCTCAATCATTTCATTCGTCACTTCCATTTCACAATCTCCTGCATGGCCAGATCCTGGCGCTTGAATTCCTGTTCCGCCTTTACAAACGCAGCGCCGAGCATGAAGCATACGGCGATTGCGGCGACGGCAAGATACATGGGGCGATATACGTTGATGAGGTTGGGGTTCATGGCTTATCCTCCAGTGCGGCTAGAGCTTGCTGCCAGTCCCGTTCGGTGCGCTCTTGATCTTCAAGGATGGCTGCGGGGCACCATGCCTTTCGACCCAATAGCCACGCGGCCTTGATTGACTGCCTAAGCTCTGCGTTTTCGGCTTCAAGGGTTGCGATGCGGTCGTCGCGTTGCTCAATGACAACCTTGCGAGCGTCTGCTGTGCGACCAGCCTCATCAAGCTTCTGAGCAAGTTCGGCCATGTCAGCTTTTACATCTTCGACAAACCAAAATGCTTGACCCTCTGAGCCGCCAAATATCTCTCTCGCAACGATTTTCTCGTAGGTTAAAAGGGAGCGCCTCATACCACAGCC